AAGATCGGCGGGGGTTCGGCAAGACGGTTATTCTAGGTGCAGGATACCAGATGGGACCCACCCGCTTCGCAGAGTATGCCAACTGCGATGAAACTGTGGCGGCTTCTGCCATCAAGACATATCGTAGCACCTACGCCATGATCCCGGCTCTATGGGATCGGTACAACAAAGCATTCATCTTCACCGCCAAGTACGGGGAGGCCCAGGAAGTAAACAAGGTCCGGTTTGAATCCCGACCTGAGTGTGATGTTGTGATTACGCTGCCCTCGGGTCGCGAGTTGCACTATCAGAAGGTGAGACTGGTTGACGATCGATATGGGGATAAAGTCGAGGTCTGGAACGACCTGACGAAGTCCTGGGATGGGCTGTTCGGGGGGTTGATCACGGAGAACGTGGATCAGGCGGTGAGTAGGGACCTCCTCACTGACGCCGTGCTGCGGGTTGAAGCCCGTGGATTCAAGGTGGCGTTGCTAGTTCATGATGAAATTGTGGCCGTAGTTCCTGATGGTCAGGCCGATCAAGCCCTCGCTACGGTGATTGAAGAACTGGTGAGGGAGCCGGACTGGGCACCGGGACTGCCCCTGGACGCAAGCGGCCACATCTCTTCACGCTACGGGAAGGACTAAGGATGACGGAGCACAAGCTGGAGTTTCAAGATGAAAGAACAAAGCAAGAATGGCTCTACTGGTGGGAGCACTGGGGGCAGGCCCAGTTCCAGGAGTTCTTCCGGTTCATCCGGCGTGCCAAACGAGTCAAGTCCACAGAGGTTGGACCGCGTCGATCTGACGTGGTGCGTCATTCTGGCAGTGGCAGTGTTCCTGTGGTGCTGGGTGGCGACAATGAAGTGAAGCACCCCGAATTCTAATAGGAGTCGATTTGAGCCTCTATCGCACAGTGATCGGCGTGGATGTCGGGATGAAGGGGGCAATCGCCGCCTTGGGCACCAGGACCGCAATGCCGATGGTCTGGGACATGCCCTGTGCGGAGCGTGGAGTGGACATGGATGGCCTGAAGTCGATCCTGGGGCAGTTCAACCCCCACGACACTTTGGCATACCTCGAAAACAATACGGCACGTCCAGGTGAGGTGCCAGATTTTGCTTTTCGTTTTGGCTTGCAAACGGGTCAGCTTTGGGGTACACTGTGGACTGGTGGATTCACCCTACGACCAATAGCACCCCAGAGGTGGAAAAGCCAGCTTGGCCTCCCTGGGAAAACCCACGCCAACGCCGTGGAGATATGTGCGGCTTACTTCGATGAGAAGTTTCCGGCGTTCAAGCACCTGATTCGCGGCCCACGCGGCGGGCTGCTCGACGGGAGGATCGACGCCTTGTGCATTGCGTATTACGGGTGGCTGGGCGAGACAAGCCTCTGTGGACACATGGGTGGCAAGAGGCCAATCAGGAGACAACTGTGAATGTATTACTCACAAAAGGACAAGTCGCCGTGATTGATGCTGCTGATTGGCCACTTGTCTCGGCCTATTGTTGGTACGCCAAGACCGTCCAAATGCTACGAGAACTCCTATATGTCTAACTTGAACAAGATATCAGCGTCGAGTATTGCCAGCTTCAAGGCGTGTACAACTCGCTATCGTTTGGCCTATGTCGAGGGCCTTCGCCCCGCCATCGAAGCCGACACCCTCCGCACGGGATCATCGTGGCACGGGGCCATCGAGGCATATGAAAAGGCGGATGGGGATAAGATGGTGGCGGCGATGGAGTACCTCAATAACAGGTACGCCGAGGTTCCTGTCCATAAAACGACGGCGGAATACGCCCTTGAGCAGGTGACACTCATAACCTGTTTGACGGGCTACGTTTGGTATTGGACCAATGACCCCATCGAAGTCCTGGCTGTGGAACTACCCTTCGACCTCCCGCTCCACATGCCCAAGAGCGGCCTGCCCCTGCCCACCGCCGAGGTGGTTCGCACCGGGAAGATTGACGCCCTGGTGCAGCGGGGTGGGAAGATTGGTGTGCTGGAGCGGAAAACCACGAGCCGCAGCCTCGACCCCGACTCTGATTACTGGGATCGGTGGCGGAAAGACACCCAGATCAGCAACTACTGTCTTGCGTTGCGGGACATGAAAGCCGCCGGCTTACTCCCCAAGAATATTCCCCTTGACATGCCGTGGGCCGGTGTTATAGTTGACATCTTCAGGAAGCCAACGATTGGACCGAAGATGCTGACCCAAGCCGCGACTGCCGAGTTTCTGGAATCGAAGAATTACTGCGGGGAAGCGTTTAAGGCAGTGGCGGCTATGGACCCGGTTAAGGTGTTTGTAGACGGCGAGGAAGCAGAAGTCGAACCGGGCAAGAAAGGTTTTGCCATCCGCGAAACCCTGAAGATGTTCTCTGCTCGCCTCTTGATGGACATTCAGCAGACCCCGGAGAAGTATTTTGCCAGGCGTGAGATCGCCCGCACGGATAAAGAGCTTGAAAAGTTCCGGGGGGACCTGTTCGTGACCTATCAGTCAATGAAGATGCACGATACGCACAACCTCTGGGTGGAGAACGAAAGTGCTTGTGACTCCCCCTACCGTTGTGCGTACAAGAGTATCTGCTACGGTGCCGGGAGTGAGGCAGCGTGTGATCGTCAGGCCCCAGTGCCGGCAGGGTTTAAACGCCTCGCGTACGTGGACCTTACAGTGTCTGCAAAATCAGAGGAGGAATGATGAAACGAGAAGATTTAAAACCACATTTGGTTGCGAACCACCACCATGACCATGGGGCGGCTAACCCGGATATAAATCTGGTGGACGCCGCTTGCTTGATCGCAAGTTCCCTGGATCGTATTGCTGATGCCCTTGACCGGCTCGGGAATAACCGATCAGTGACGCAGGCTGGCACAGAACTAGGGGCGATCGAAGCCTTCGGAATGCACATCGGCGAGAAACTGGATATGCTGGTTTCCGCAGTAGGGGAGGTATCACATGAAAGAAGCTAACCGAACCTGGCGGACATACCCTGGGTTGACCGATCCTCAGCGTATGTTCTTCATGTACCTGATCTATAGTGATGCGTTTGGGCTTGGGGAGCTTTTGCCCGGTCCCGTAGCGAGGGCCGCAAAGCAGGCGATAGCCGCGTTGGACCCCCTCTCCGTGGCGGGGATTACCCTACGCGAGGGGCTACTGGCAGAAGGTGAATGGCCGGTGCCAGACGGTTCTCCAGCCGACCTGGTTACCGCATACGTAGCAGCCCGTGCGGGGCACGCAATCAAAGCATCGAAGGCCGACCTCTCGGTCGCGAGTAGATATCTGAGCCTCTTGAAAGTCGGTGATACTCTAAATGCCATACGCTCCGGGGCTATACCCGTAGAGGAGGAGGAGTGATGGCCGGCAAAGGTGACGCCTACCGTCCCGTAAACAAACAACGTTTTGACGAGAACTTCGAGAGGATTTTTAGAAAGGAAGAACTACATGCCCCCGCCCAGCAGACCACCCCAGACGGCTACTGCACCTGCACCGGTCGCGACTGCATCAAAGCCCAGTCTGCCCCCGCAGCCGAAACCCCAAGCAGCCCCAGCCCGAACACCGGCGAAGACATTCTCGGTTGTGACGCAGTCTTCAAAGAACGATGGTGAACGACTCCTGATCTATGCCAAGGCCGGCCTGGGTAAGACCACTCTGGCCAACATGGCCCCCGGTGCTGTCTTCATCGCCCTGGACGACGGCAGCAAGAAACTCAACGCCCCGGCAATCGGCGGTGTGGAGTCGTTCACTGATCTGCGTGATGCGATCGCCCAGGCCGCGAAGCTGATCCCCGTCAAGGGCAGCCTGGTGATTGACACCATCACGAAGGCCGAAGCGATGATCGAGGCCCATGTCCTGGACACCGTGAAGACCGAGGGCGGCAAGACCGCCACCAGCATGGAGACATACGGCTACGGCAAGGGGTACAGGCACCTGCTGGAGCACTACCGGTTGATCCTGGCCGACCTGGACAACTTGATCCGTGCTGGCCGGAACGTCATCCTGCTGGCCCAGGAAGCCCCGGCCCGTATCGCCAATCAGGACGGCGTGGATTACATGGAGGCTGGTCCCCAGCTTTACCATTCCAACAACGCCAGCCTGCGAACCGAAACCTGTGCCTGGGTTGACTTCGTGCTCCGCATCGGGTACAGTGACCTCAGCGTGTTCAAGGAAAATGAAAAGGCCCGTGCGGGCAAGGTCACCGGTGACCGCACGAGAGTAATTTACAGCGACGGCCCTCTCAGCTTCGTGGCTAAGAGCCGACCCGTCTCCGGAAAGAAACTGCCCGCCGCCATCAGCTTTGCCAATGAGCAGGATGATTCGCTGTGGGCCATGATCTTCCGGGGTGCTATCCCGGAGTAGAGGAGAACCATGTTCAAACCGCGTAATACGTTAGTAGCAGTCAAACTCGATCCTATCTCTGCGGAGAAGAAAGTCGGCAACATTGTTGTCGGCACTGGGTCCGATGAGTTCGGGACCGGAATCGTTGTGGCCGTGGGGCCGGGGACCGTGCACGCCGAAGGTGGCGTCTCTGAAACCGCCGACCTTCACCCCGGTGTCGCTGTCCTGGTCAAGGCGTTTAACCTGCGACCGTCTCGTCTCGGGGGCACTGAGAAGGCCCCTGCGTATATCTCGTACGAGTATGAAGGGGGCACCGTCGCCCTCTTCGAGCAGAGCAGCATCGCTCTGATCCTGGACTGAATCTCATACCCAAACCCTTTTCAAGAAAGAAAGAGAGAATCATATGTCAAATATAGACCGTACTGGGGCGTTTCTCGCCACCATCACCGAAGCGGCCTACGGGGAAACGAAGAAGGGCTTCCCCCAGTTCGTCGCGAAGTTCGTGGCGACGAAGCGGTACGTGGTGGAGAAGTCCGAAATGGCTGCCCTTACGCCGCCAATCACAGAGGCTGGTTGGGTGGACTGGAACTACGGCGATGAACTCGTCGGTTACCTAGTCCTCTTTAACGACTCCGGCCCGTTGAAGAACTTCGAGCAAATCCAACTGGCGACCGGCTGGACTGGTACGGACTTCCAGGACCTGGCGACCCTCTCTGGTAAGTCGGTCCTGATCCGCGTGGAGGAGAATACGTGGAACGACAAAACCTCACTCCAGGTGACCTGGATCGACGCCCCAGACGCCTCGCCGGAACGGAGTATCAAGCAGGCCGATGCCCCCACGATCGCGGCGGCGAACAGCAAGTGGCTGGCGGGCCGGAAGGCTCCGCCGAAGCCCACGGTGGCAGCGGCGTTGCCAAAGCCCGCAGTAGCGAAGCCCGCCGCACCTGCCGCTTCTGCGGTGGCACCTCCTGCTACTGCTGTCCCTGCTGCGGCAGCCCCTGCACC